TATTTTCATTTTTATTCAAAATCCTTGATAAGCTCAAAATGATTTAAGCCCTCAATGTCGAATGTCTTAATCTCTCCAACAATTGTTTTTCTATTAAAGACACGAAATCCTTGCTTATCCAAATCCCAAACAAGATTGCTTCCCTCCGTAAGAGTTCTTTTCTTGCCGGTGCCCTTGGTTTGGGAAATGAAAAATCCTTCTGGAAGGTCTCCCAATTCCACAAACCTCATGGTTCTCAGACTTCCATCTTTCTTCTTAAAAATTCCTAAATTTGCTTTCAACTTTCTTCCTGTATCTGGATGTGAGGTGTTCTTTCTATAACGTATCCCAGATCATAATCATAATCTGTTGAATATACGGCGTATGCCACGCTAAGATCTTCTGATGCTTTTGATTTTACTTGAACCTTAAGTCGGCCAAAGAAGTCCGAATCTGTTTTTAACTTGTTCTCGTTTATACTATAAATATAACATTTATCGCGGGGGTTGTCAAGGGAAAAGAACATCTTTTCTTCATTTTTTTCTGCGTCAAAGATGCCAATCGTTAGTATGCGGTGTGTTTCCTTGGGTTTCTCTATTTTTCCAATCACCGGTTTTGTATTATTAAATACATTTATCATGTGGAAGGTCGATGCGAAAACTTCGTTTAGTTTATCGTAGTATCCGATGATGGGCGCGCCGCCTAGAATACTATCCAAAGATGGATTTGAAACAAGACAGATTTCATCGAAAACAGCTGAGCGCGCGTATTCTTGGAGCACACCACAGACAACTCTGTCCTGCATTTTTTGAACTTTGTTTAGGAGCCCGTAATCTGGCTTAATATAAATAATTGAAATTGGTAAGTTCTTAATCTTTTCCAGAATTTTTAATGAAGCGCAGGAAACCTTACCCGAGCCTCCGACAATAAAAAATGTTTTCCCCTTCATCCCCCTAAAGAATGTCTTCAATTTTGGGAAATCATGGTTCTCGTATTCTTCTGCTGTTTCGAACATAGGCACATTATAGCACCTCTCGTCTTTTAAGTCAACATCTATTTTAAAAATTTTATACTGTGGATATTGCGAAAGCGCATCGGCAATTCCGCACCCAGCAGCACCCAAGCCAACTATATTCATATTTTTAGCCTCTCAAGATTACCAAAATTAGTTCCCGCACTGACATTGACTTTGAATTTGCCAAGAGCCGTATTAGAAAAAATATCTATGATTTCTGGCAATCTTTCTTTGTCTTCTTCAGAAAGGTCAAGTATAATAGAATCATGGATCGGGAAAGCAACATATGATTTACATCCTTTTAAGTAATTAGACACCTCTATCATTTGTCTCAAAACATTCTCGGCACAAGTGCTCTGGATAATATAGTTCAAGGCTGTTCTTTCCTCGGAGGGAATAATCTTGTTAAAGAAGGTTGTCACCTCTCCTTGGGAGAAATACTTTTTGAGCACACGGTCACGGTTAAAGTATCGTGACGAAAGATAGTCCTGACTTTCTGGATTGTATAACCATGCGAAAATCCTCTTCTTTGCCTCGTCTCTTGTCAACAGCCCTCGATAAACATTTTTAACATTCCACTCGTGAATGTCGCCCTCCGGCTGAGCCTTTCCCTGTAGGGCCAAGAGGGTTCTCAACTCCGCAGCGTTAAAGTCAAGTTCTACAAAATAATCGTTATGAGGTTCTATCACACAGCGAAGCTCTTTCTTTAGGGTCAGGATTGGGAAGCTTTTCGGGGCTGTCGTTAATCGGCCCGTCTTTGTTCCATAGATGTTAAACTTGCACGAACGTCCAATCTTATTTAAATTTTGTGCGAACTTCCTATGATCTGTCTTGAACATGGATAGATTTTTCGTATTTAGATTAAGCCTTCGATATTTCATGTCCTCGACGATCTCTGTTAGAGAAACAAGGTAGTCGTAGTTCGCGGGCCTTTCATAATTCTCAAAAATGTACTCACAGATTTGATTCTTGACCTCACAAAACTCAATCAGGAATTTTTCAGGAACCAAGTCGAAAAAACAGTTCTCATCGAGCGATACGCGCGCCGTAGCAAATGATTTGATGAAAGCCTTGAGTTTGTTGCTGGCGTGCTCCCAGCGCTCCACTAGAGCCTCTGGACAGGCATTATTGAGGGTTTTCCCTCCACAATATAGCTGAGCATACTCAATCTCCCTTCCCTGGAGAAATCCGGAGTATGACCAAGTGTGAGATAGATTATCTGGCAGGTCTTGGCCGAAGATTAAGTCATCTTGGTATATGCCGACACAGTCTTTTTTGTCGTCTAATGTTTGAAAAAGCAAATTGTTCTCTATTTTAGCTTGTAGGATTTGACCACTTCTTGGATATATCTATCAAACTCCTCAAAGGGGAGGGGGTCTCGGTCTCTATACTCTAGTTTATTAAGCTCGTAGTAAAAGGATCCTTCAATTGAGGGAATATCTTGGAATACTTTATTAATATAACCCATAGAGCGGAATATGTCAACATGTTTTTCATATTCTAGTGATTTTTTCTTGATTCTCTCTAGCTCATTTCGGTCAAAATCAAGGTTCTTCTCGGCATTTTTCAAATCTATATAAAGCCCGAGCCAATACCGGTCTGGGTAGTTTTGATCAAACTCTTCTTTAGTATATTTTGGGCGAATGATGAGTTCTTTTTTAATACACCCAGATGGTTCGACGGTCATCTTTCTGAAAGATTTAAATCTGTTGACGAAATCGCGATACGTTGTGAAACAGATATTTTTTAATATTGTTAAATCGTCAGTGTGCGCGGGCGTAAAATTAGTACTGAAAAAGGTGTAAAGGCCAGAAGCCTCGCCAGATCTTGCCCTGGAGGATGCGAGATTATATATCAATCTCCATGGCGCGTTATAATCTACGAAAAATCCGTACTTCTGGGCCATATTAAGATAATATGAAAAGTATGGGTTTTCAGAGAACTCTATTTTATCGGAATCCTTTGAAAAATCCAGATCTGCTATCTCTATGCAAAATCCACTATTTCTTATATTTGATTTATAATTTAAACAAAAAGAAGAGAACGTCGCAGCACCAAGTTGATTGATCAGGGACATCAAGTGTTCCCTAAAAACAGTCATAAAGCTTTCAAAGTTGGTGATTGCTTCTTTTTTATTAAATTCTCTAACATAGTTTAAGAAATCATCTTTAATGAAATCTTTAACCCAAGAGTTGTACGCTGCGTTAATATCCTCGAAAGAGTTGTGAACTTTTATGTCAGAAATATGAGGAATGCCGGCGGCGATTTTGCCAGAGGCCACGTCTCTTTTAATTTCTTCACTCATCGAATTAAAGGCATCGACAACAAAAGAGAAAGCTGTCTTATCGCTATCCTGAATATTCGAAAAAAGTTCCTTTCTAGGGACTGTTGCCATGAACTCGGTATCTATTCGACCATATAGGTAATTTTCGTACTTCTGAAAATCCCTGAGCGGTAGTACTTCTTTTGTATTTGCCGTTGCCGAAATATTAGAATATGCATAATTCTTAAACAAAATCCTATCATAAAAAGTTTGTGAAGCTCCCGTATCATTTGAGGCTGCCATATCTTCTTTTCTATCTAAATTTGCAATTTCTTTTTCTTTATCAAAGGGCATTTATTCTCTCTTTAAAATCCATAGTAGATCCAGCGCATCCATTCGCCGGCCGTATCCAAAGCAGTGCGATTATCTTCGGGACCACCAGGACCTGTGTGATTTGTTGGGTCGGGATTACAGGGATCTGAAGGTGTCGATTGCGGGAGAGATGGGCATCCGTCGCCAGAAAATTCAAAAAGTCCTTTTACTGTTGTTTCATATTTCCCATCTTCCACAAATGATTTGACCTCTGTTACCAAGTGATATCCTCCGAGCCCGAGCTGGTTTGAGATAGAACTACGATCCCAGGGCTTTCCAGTGCCGTATCCAACCGGATTAACAAAAATATATTGACCGGGCCAGAATATAGTATTTCCCACCATCTTTAAGCTAACGTTATATGTCGCTGCCAGCTGTGCTAGCGGATTCAGAGAATCCTGCTGTATTCTTGCCTCTCGCAAATATGGAGCATCAACTTTAGAAAATGTAACCTCCTTTACTAGACCCACATCGGCGCCCAGATAGAGGTGATAAATACCTTTTTTGAAATCCCTGTCCTCCCTGTCTTCACCCTTGGAGGGGCCCAAGTCTTTGTAGGAATCTTGGCCCACGAGATAGAATACAGATATATGAAAAGAATCCTTAATGGTTTGGGATCGCGAATTATCTCTCCTTGTTGGGATAAGTGTGTTTGGGTCGTCGGCGGTCCGGGGTGGGTGAAAATTTTTCAAATTTATCTCAGAAGCGTGAATAAGTGGGCCGGCCGAAGTTCTCACGTCAGCCGTAGTCCTAAACAACTCCAATGGATTAACCCTTATTGTTTTTTGATCGGGTGCTCCACGATTGATAATTGTGAATGCCGGTGGAAGAGAAATGGAGGCCGTTTTTGGTATTAGGGGCGCTATCTCAATCCAGGGATTCGCCAAGACATTACTTTGGTCTGTAAAAAATCTTTTAAAGTTGTCTGTATCGAAACACTTTCTATTTAAGATTGGCACGATCACTTGCTGGATGAAAGACCTTAAAAACTCCATGAGGGGGAAACTTGATCTTTCTGCGTTTACTACATTTTTTACAAACCACGAGTTATATGATGCAACCGTAACTGGGACCGCAGATATTTGACCAATAGCACGGGAAAGATTCGATGGTGTGAGAATTTTTATTCCCCCTGGGGTGGTTGTGTACGACCAAGCCCCCACCCTAGTATAGTCATATGTGCCCATTAAATATACTAAATTTTCAAGCTCCACGCCAGGAACGAGTGCGGGGGCTTCCTTGGACCCCGGCGCGTTATTTTCAATGGCATGATTCACAACAACATCCACTAAATCGCCAAAATAAAACCATGGTATTCTTGTAAGTTTTGGATCGGAGATTCCTTCGAAGGCGCCAAGATCTTTTACTTTTTTACCACCCTTGACGGCCTTATCAGCTTCATCTTTTTGTTTCCTTGTTCCTTGTCCCGATGAGTCGACCAAATTTACTTGTAGTTGGTTTTTAATTTCTTCTCTCAGCGATTCGTCGGTATTTTTAATACTCCGTTGGATTTCTGATTTTGCGATGGAAACTCCCCGAACAATTTCCATCGACTTGTAATAATCTGCCTCGTCTGTCCCCAGGAGAGCTTGATGTATTTTTTCAGTTTTTACATTTGTAATATAAATTCTCGGCGAGAGGCCCTCCAATATGCTTCCAGCGAGACGATCGCGGTCTAGCTCCCTCTCAACAGCGATGGCATCCTCCAATTCCTCTATCGCCTCTTTTGAATCACAATTTTTTCGGGCTGCCCGAATATCCTCCTGGAGGCCATTAACAGCCTGTTTTACTGTAGAAGTTGTTAAGACATCAAGTCTTGGATCAGAATTTAACGCCTCCATTCTTGCACGATATGTTATCTTAAGCTCGTAGGTTCCCTCTTGTGTAAAGGAAAATTCGTGATCGATCAAAGTTAAAAATAATGGAATTTGCTGATTGTTTACCGCTGATACCATATTCTTGCTGGAAGCTTCAAGCGTAACGGGGGGCGCCCAACCGACTAGGGCTTTTACCTCGTAAAATCTTGAATCATAAATGCTGTTATCCCTGTCGTTACACAATTCCACTCCGGGTGGGGGAACGCTTGTAATATCCTTGGCGCGCTTGCCATACCTATCCGGCCTTATCAATAAATCTTGGTACTGGAATTTTTTGGGTGCTGCTGTTTGTGTTTCTCTGTAAGTGTGTTCTGTGGAAAGTTCCCCAAAGCCTTGAAAATATAAAGTTAGTGTTGCTGTAATGTCATTTTTTACTGTTGCCGGATTTGTTGCATTTAAGTTCCATTCGAAGCTCTTTATTCCAACCCCCGTTCTAGATTCTAGGGCTGATTCCGGGGTTGTGCCACCATCAAAATAAAATTCAACCTCCTCGTCTATATCATTCGTAGTCTCGTTATAGTAAGTCTTGAACAATCTAATCATTGGAGTTAATTGTGAGACTTCATGCGTTCTGGCCTCAAGAAAGGGGCCAGAATGTGGACTATATGCCAGTTTGTTCATTATCGTGGCTGGTGACATGCTATCTTGGTATATTGATTTGTGTGGCCTGTGGCGCCTTGCACCCAAGGCCCTGTCGTTGGCGGTGGCGGCAGATGGTTTGTTATAGTAAGCGCTTGCGAAGTTTTCGATATTTAATCTAAGCAAACATTGTTCTGCGTCCCTCACTTTGGCGTGGAAAAAATCTCTATTTCCTGCCGCGAGAGTTCTTAAAAGCTCTTTGTCTTTTGATGTTAATTTTTGGCCCTCCTTAATCTTTTTAGTAACTTTTTGGGCCGCCCTAAGCTCTAAAGCCCCGCCGGCAGTCTCTATCTGGCTGAGCGTTGCATCTTCGAAGCGATCCAACTTTGCGTCGTCTATTAAGTCTTGTAGTCTTTGTTTTGCGTCCCTTCTTGCATTGGAGCCAGCGAAATAAAGATAAAGCAAAACGTCTGCAAAATCAGTAATTCCTCCTTTGTGCCAGGAACGGAAGTAGGCGTCGTATATCTGGGAGGGCATGGAGCTTCTTCGAGAACGATAATCATCGACTGGAAGTATATCATAAGGTATTCCTGTCAAAAATCCAAACAGTTCATACAGGCGCGCCATCCATTCCTCGGCACCCGTATTGCCAAATGGATGCTCGCTCGACTCTGGCGTGCTTAAGTCATTTAAAGTATTCCATTTTTGTTCAGCTTCCTCAATCGAGAGGCCGGATGATTTTGCAAATTTCTTAACATAGTCAAGGGAGGGCTTTTTCTTTGAAAACCAATCTGGGCTCTGCCAATTTATATCGCCTATTAAGAAGTATTCAAAAAATTGATTATAATTTTTCTGTCTATAAGAAAAGGCTCCGGCGGATGGATCGGGGCGTGTTATCGAAACAGGCCTAATATTTCCCCAGGAGCTTACTGTTTCATCTCCCGAGGAGCCTCCCGCGCTGGTGTATTTTTGCCACTCATCGGGCGGCGCTGAACAACCTCCCGACGGGTTTGTGCCAATGACATGGCAAATAAAGCCCGTCTTTTCCTCTTTCGGGAGTTCATTCCAGGCGGTCTGTGTGTGTATTGTTAAAGCATATTGCCCCATTTTCTTTCCCTATAAATTAAAATACGTCAGAACTCTTTCTGAGCTAACTGGTACCATGATTGTATCACCAAGATGGACGTGACTCTCTGTTGGAGTTTGATTAAACCAAGCGATTATATACCACAAGGATGAATCTCCATAATATTGGTGAGCCAATTTATAAAATCGATCCCCCCTCTTCCAGACGTGAGAATCATACAGGATGGATTGTCGGCGGGCAACGGTCAATTCTGGGAACACAGGTGAGGCATACTGAACTAATTTTCTAATGTTTCGATTATAAATAAACTCTTGGTATATGCCTGTTTGGCTTCCCTCTCGTGGATTATTTACGAATTTATATTTCTGTGAGTATCTTGACATTTTGTTTAATTTCCTTTAACTATCATCCGGATCATTTACGCCGATTGAGCCGGCTCCCAGGCCGGTGGCAACCGATCTGGCGTCGTCATAGCGAGCGCCGGCCGCTAGAGCCGCGTCTGCTTGGGCAATGGCTGCGTTTATTTCATTGCTTGTCCTTCGAGCTTCGCGGCCTTCTTTTCCCCTCTGTTTCTTTTCTTTGTTTTTCCTCTCGCTGGAGGTTTCTACGCTATCCAGAGCCGCTTTGGCCTCATTTATGGCCCTCTCCTCTTCCTCGTTAAAGCCTCTTTGCTCGATTCCGGTAAAGGCGCCTCCAGCGCCGAAAGAATTACCAACTGGGGGTACCAGATCTGGAAACTCCCAATCCGGCAAATTTGGAAAGGTGCTCAAATAGTCGGGCCACTTTGTGCCCTGGTGACCTATTGTTGTTTTGTGCAACACGGTCATCGTGCAAGAAAATCTCAATAATTTTGGAATCAATTCATCAACGCGCTTTCCAATGGCGCCGGAGAGGCCCTCGATTGGTTCGGTGATTCCCTTATCAAACCAGCCGGCTTCCATGTCGGGTGAAAAGTTTATTCCGTCGATTGTTACCAACAATTCGTTCTCATCATAACCTTTTACTAAATTCCTAAATTTAACTTTTATGAGGGGAGCTTTGTTAATTGTCGATACATTACCTGTTTTTATATATGATGGATATAGCATGCGAATTAATTGAGCGGCTGCGTATGCATTAGCTTCGCCTTCAGCAAATGAGCCTGCGGGGCAGTCCCAGTCAATGCTTATTGTCCTGGTTGTGTTTCTGAAAGTTTGAATTGGATCATTTCTTCCGTAAACCTGTTCGCTGTTCCAGTCGCTTTTAAATTGATCTTCGAAGTTTGTCAAGAAAGCTTTAAATTTGACGCTTTTCTTACTGATGACTGATGTAAATTGTATAAAATTCTCAAAATGATTTGCATAAAAATCAGACGCGTCAAACCACGCGTTTGCTGGATCAAGCTGTTTGTTCAGCGCACGAGAAGTTACACGAGGGGGAGTTCCGGGAGGAACATCTTTCCCCGAATCAAATGGTGATCTGCGTGTTATTTTTTTATCTTCGTCGTCTGCCATTTATTTTTTATCCTTGATTTGCATTTAGTTCTTTGTTGACAATATCGATTACGAAATCCTTGAATGCTGCCTTCCTTGGGTCGAATTCTAATGTTATTTCGTGTTTTATGGGCGCAGCGCTGGCTGCCTTATTTGAGTTAATTGCTCCCGTAGCCTTTGTCGCGGTGTTGGCCGTCGTTTCAAGTAACTGTGTCATAACGACTGCTCCGCTTAAATCATCGACAGATTTTATGGCGTTGGTGATTCCTTCGATGGAAGTCTTAATTTTTACTAGATTTTCTATTGGAGCGTTCATTGCTTCGGCCATCGATGAAAAAAGGTTAGCAATAGGCTGAAGGTTGCTGAAGTCTAAAGTCGAGAGGGCCCAACTCATGAGCAGGAGGGCGCCCGCAATTACGGTTATCAGAGGGGCGATTGGTGCTGCAAAAAACATTGCGGCTGCCATTGCACCGATTCCCGTAGAAAGGGCCCAGAGGGCTGGCCCGTATAAGGCTAGAGTGGCGGGAGGGATAAGGGCTAGCGCTGTCATAAAGAGAGACATTCCGGCGGCGGCGAGACCTATCCCAGCGCCGACGAGGAAGAATGCGGCTCCAACCGCCAGGGCGGCTGCGGCAAAATATAGCATGGGCGTTGCGGCTGCTCCTGCCGTTGTTCCGGTGGCGGCCATGACCGGTATCGAGGTCGCCTGGGCGCCAGTTGAAATGCCGGTGGCAGTAGCTAGGGCTGCTTGTCTAGTCGCGGCGATTCCTGTAAAAAAATTCCATAATTTAAGGCCTCCAATGAGGACCTTTAGTACAGCAAATGCTCCTACAATCGTGGGGACCAAAGATCCTCCAAGTGCTTGATTCGCGTTTTGAATCCATTGAGCGACACCCTTGAGCCACATAACAACTGGCTCCAATTGCATTGCAAACATTCTCATTAATTGGTTCATCTCTGCCGCGAGGTCATTAAATTCTCTTGATTGTTCTGCTAGTGCCTCAATCTCCGCCTGACTTTTGTGTGCGCCTCCGGCGGCGCCATCGAAACTCCCCGCCATAACAAGGGCGAGTTCGTTGACATCCGACAGACCTGCTGCGGCTGCGATTGATTTCTTTTCATAATATGTCATTTGATCAAAGCTTTTTCCAGCGTCGTTGAGGGCGTTAGACAGAAGTTTCATTCTTTCCGTTGGATCTGTTGTCGTGACCATTTCCATCGAATTTAAGAAGGGGCCTCCAAGAAGTGCGTTTAGCTTTCCGACTGATTCTGCTGCACCTTCGAATGTGTCGAATTGTTCGACGATACTCAACATTTGCTCGACTTCCATGCCAGCTTCGCGGGCACTGACAGCGAGTTTCTTGAATACTTTTCCTGCCTGCTTCCCGAATGCGGCGAGCTTAGGCTGGGCGGCCTTGAAGCCGGCCGCCATTTGATCGGGTGGCATGCCTATTTCTTGTGCCAGTGTAAACAATTCTCTTTGATATTGTGTTGCCTCGTTGACTCCGACGCCGAGAGATCGCGTCATAAATTGAACATTCGCGCCGGTCGTATCTGCTGATACTCCCATATGAGCAAGCAGCGCTGTGGTTGTTGATAGATCCTTTTGCGTCCCTTTCGACATATTTCTTAAATCCGTAACATTATTAGTCATTGCACCAAACGCCTCTGTTGCTTCCCCTATGCCTATGCCATGGTGATACATATCTTTTTCCAGATTTTTGATTTGGGCCCCGTATAATCTTGTTGCTCCGGTTTGTTTATTGAAGGCCACGAGGGAGGCATCGGTCGCCACAGCTAATTGCCATGTCGATTGTGTGACTTTCTGCGTCAAACTATAAAGAATATTTGTGCTTGTAAAAGTTTTATCTATGCTTTCTTTAAATTTTTGCTGAGCGGCGGTCGAACTCATAAGGGTTGTGATCGACCCCAGCATTGATGTTTCAAAACTTTTATTAACACCAAGCAGGCCAGCGAGACCGTCCGAAACCGCCTCTCCTGCCGCTGCTTGCTCCTTTAAAGAGGCAGTGAGTTCTTTATTTAATTTTATTTTCCTTTCCATCGCGGCGATGACTTCTGCATCAGCTTTTCCAAGAAGCTTCATTATTTCGAGTGCCTTTTCCCACTCTTTGGTTTGAAGCTCTTGTTGTTCTACGAGATCGCTCGTAGCCTCTTTGAGTTTGATTAAGGCTTCGTGCTCTTTTCCGAGTCTTGCTATTTTTTCGTCGCGATTTTCAGCCATTAGTTAAGGATTCCTATTTAAACGGCCACTTGATGCCCGTTTTCTTTTCGAAGGCGTCCGTGGCCTTCTTGAGTCGCGATTTTTGTTTATATGTCTTTGGATCATTTAAGCCGTGTTGTTTGGCGGCCTCAATATACTTCTTTTCATTTCCAACGGCTCTCGCAAAAGCCTTGACATCGCTCGCTTTTCCGCGAACCCCGCCGGAAACAAACGGCATGCCAAACATATGTTTGACAATATTCTCAACCCAAAAGCCCATCATTCTCAAAAAGCTTTCGTTTAGTTGATCATTCTTTTTTAATTCTTCGAGATCGATTATGACCTCAACAATTTCACCTTCATTCAAAGATTCCATATATAAACCCTCACTACATTAAATAGTATTAAAAACAAAAAGAAGCCGGCATTACCGACTTCTTCACCTTTTAGATTTCTTCGCTGACTTCTCCATGGCTTCTTGTTCTTTCTTCATCTGATTTATTAATTTTTCCAAGAACCACCTTCTAACGGTTACTGGTAAATTATAAGCCTCAGTAAAAGACCAACCACCATAGTATTTCATAACGAAAAACTCTTCGTATACATTCTCGATGTATTTATCACTTAGGCCAAAAAAAGTCCGTCGTAAACGGCACCTCCATTTGATCTGTTTCATAGTCACATGTGCTGCATGTGAAGCCTTGAGCGAGATCAACGTTGGGCACACACTTTTCATAGGCCTCTCTAAGATATCTTGCGTCCCTTGCGGGCATATTGTCAATAAAAGATTTGATTGTAACATTATCTTCTCTTTGGTTGACAGAGACGATCATTAAATTTAATTGATCGGTTAGTGAAGATTCCGGAAGTTTTCTTTTCTTCTTCTCTTCAGCATTCTTCATTAAATACTTTTCGTCTCTTCCTGTAAATAATTTAACCTCGACATCAACCTTCGTCGCCGGCGTCTTAATTGTAAAAGTTCCCTGTGGATTTTCCAGAATGTCATATTCTCCGAACTCTCCACCAGAATAAATTTCTGGATCGTCTAGATTAAAGGAAAATTTGTTCGTTGTTGTACAAACTGGACATGTAATCTGCGTATCGTAACTTGGGCCGTAGCCTGTCACTCTTGCGCCAACAAGAATTGCGTTTTTGTCGCCAACATAGAGCGAATCCATGTCAATACTCTTATTCACGAGAATATTCTTCAAAAATCTATCAAGGGCCAATCCTTTTTTAAGGAGTGCTCTCGAAGTTAAAATATCCTCATCTTTCGCCGTCATATGGCGGATTTCGACCACACTTTCATTGTGCAATGGGTGGTCCTCCGGATAGTATCTCCCTTCCGAGGGTAGTTCAACGAACTCCGTGGGGGTTGAAAAATCTAAAGGAGCCATGTTTGGGGGCGGAGAATCAACTTTCTTCGCTCCCGGTTTTTCGTCTTCGGCGCCGGTGCGCCGAGAGTTATTTCTAGCCAAATATCACCTCACATTTCATATTTTTAGCTATCGCCTGGACTAAAGAAGGAGTTGCTATCCACGTCTTTTCCGTCTGGCCTCTTTGCTCCAGTTTCAGAAGCAATTTGTGTTTCGATTACCGCCCAATCATATCGAACGGTTAGAGTAATTTCTGTCATTTCGTCAGAACTATAATCCAACTCTCCGTATGTCGCGCCGGTAAGGAAGGGATTCCAAAGAGTCCAAGTTTCGACAGCGTTTCCAAGAGAATCAATTTGAGAAATAACAACCGATCCCATGGCCGCAACAGATGCTTGCTTAGAGATTGTTGTTGTATCAGTAACGTCTTTTGGCGGATTATATCCACTTGCTCTAATAATTGCAGCCGTGTTAATTGCCGCGTCCGGGCTCACTGGGTCGACCAAGGTAATTGTAACCTCGCCCCACTCTGCTCTCCCTGGATAATAAAATCTATGATTTAAAAAGTTGTGTTCGATTGTAGAGATTGTGATTTCAGGCTTTTTACAGCTCTTGGCGTACCAAGTTGCTCCATTAGGCATTCTGCCTATATCAACCAAAAATCTATATGCTCTTTTCGGATCTTCAAATTGTGCATCGGTCCAAAACGCCATTTAACTAATTCTCCCTTGTGCTTCGTTTCGCACTATTAAGTAGTCGCTCGAAATGTAATTACTTGGATTAATCATCGAAAGATGCTCCCGTCCTCGTGATTACAAAGTCGACTGCGATAAATTCAATTGCTCTCGCTGGCTTGAGGAAGATTTTAGCATACATGATGTTTTGATCTACCAAGTCTGGCGTCGTTGTTGTGTCATCAAGAATGACCTTCCACTCACTCAGTCCAAGTCTAGACTGAACGCTTGCCAGGAATGGCCTTACTTCGCCCAAGAATCTGTTCCAAGTTACTTGAACATTTTGATCGAATAAGATTCCTGATGAAATTCTAGAAACCTGCTTCTTGATGTAAATTAGCAATCTGCGTACATTAATTCTATCCAAGGCGGATCTCGTGACCTGAAGGGTCTTTTGTCCAAAGACCACGATTCCTTCTGATGGGAATGTCGCAATTGGATTAATATTTGCCTCGTAAAGACTGTCTCTGTCCTTTGAAGTCAGCCTCTTTGTAACGTTTGTTACTGGCCAACCTGCGGCTCCTTCTGTCAAGCCTCCGCGATTGAATCCTGCTGGCGCAAACCAAACTTCAGATTTTGCCTCTGAAGATGCTAGTGTACCCAGCGCGACGACTGATGGAGGTGCCCACAAGAGTTGGTTTGAAATTGTATCCAAAACCTGAACCCACGGATAGTAGGTGCATGCGTAAGAAGAGTTAATTCCCCTTGTTCTAAGTTTGTCAACGCAATTACTGACGGTGAAATCATTTCTTTCCTGGAAGGTTTCTATTGAGTCTGTAAATGGAGTATAAACATCCTGCGAGTCAATGATCGCCAAAGCGTCTGCTCGGTCTTCACAGGTATCAATTAGGTGTTGCGTCAGAGATGCATTCACAACTCCAGGAATTGTCATAATGTTACATTCTACAAATTCTGGATCTTTGACTGTATCAATTGATCTTTTGACGGAGTTGAATGCGTAGTTGGCTGTATCCAGCTGGGTGCCAGTACTAAGGACACCGTCCCTAAAAGGTTCTGCTTCGATGATATCGAGGCCGTCGAAGCCGCCATACATCGGTGCTGTGATTCGGTCATATCCATCTTCGAGGACTGATTGCCAGGACCCCTGAGAAGTTGCGGAATCTCCGTCAGCCCTTGAGCCTGATTTCCAATACGCGGTGGCTGAGCCGCTCGTGATGACATCATCAAGAGAAACTGCCCAACTGTATTCTACCAAATCGCCAGAGAGGCCCGACAAGGAATCTTCTGCCAAAACATCTTCCGGCATTCTCCACATGTAGTCTCCCCACCCACGATCCTTTCTTGAGGAAGCTCTCGTTACGGTCGACATTGGGCCGAAGTATGCGTCGGTTGGATCTGCAATCCCACCATCGGAAGCCGACAATCTTAAAAGTTGCTCTGGGAAATTGAGTTCTAAGCCACTTATCACGCTGCTTCCGGAACCTATCCAAACACTATCGGCCGTCAATGACCCAAATGGGGGGTTGCATAGTGGGACCGAGCCGGACCCAAGAAGGAAGCTGCTTGCCCCCTCCACAACGACTCCATAAGCGGGGCTCGCTTCAGCGTCTTGCGAGACCGTCTTAAGTCTCAGTGGGCCAGTACACCCAAAGGGCAAGAGTCTCGCATCCATAAGGCCAGACTCAATATCTGGATTTATATCCATTCTAATATATTTTGATTTATTGACAAATTGTCCGAATTGTCTCAGAACTTTCTGCGTATAATCAAATTCATAATATGTGTCTCCAACTACTCTTCCAATATAATTTTCTGAGGCTGGATTTAAATTTAGGTTTGTAAACTGCTCAACAACTCGCACAACGTTATCTCTATCCAATGCCGAACGAACGACAAGGTTAAAAGATCCGTATGGATCAGAAGTGTTGGTCGAAGCCTTAATCGCCTCAATAGAAATTTTGAGATTATCTTGCGTCCAGCGGCCTCCGTCTAAAGAGACAACCCTGAAAAGCTTCACCATATCTTCCGTCTTATAGGCCGCTGTGTTACTAGATAAATCTTGAGAAAAGAAATACCCGGTTTTGGCATATTGGAAACTCATATGATATTCATCTTTTTGAGTTTCGGATCCTGAACCTAGCGGAATAAGAATACCGGCTGCTGCGTCGGGGATATCTTCCCCAAAGAGTTCTTGGACGTCCGTCTCGAATGTCTCCCCAAGCCAGTAATATTGTTCCTTGCTCTTTAAATTAGATGTCTCTACAAAGTCCGCGTTTGTCAGTTGTGGGTTTGTATTTAAAACATTTCTGATGAATAAGTTGGAATCTCTGTCAAAGTTAAAGGCAGTTTTCCACGGGGTTGAGTCTTCTGGTCCGTAGACAGACAGCTTGAAGGTTGAATCTTCCGGCTGGAATGCGGCACAAGCCCCTTCGTGTTCAATGCCGCCCACGGTAGAAGATAGTGCCGTGCCGGTCAAAGCAAGGGCGCCTGCATTACAATATAAAATGGCGCCAAGAGTTCCTGTAGCCGGTGCTCCAGGGCCTGAACTGCTCACAACAAAGAGGCCGTATGCTCCGCCATTTGTTGTTTGATCCGTCTCAAACGTTCCAGAGCATGACCAGCCGGCGAGGCCGGCTGTGTCTGCTTCGGGGTTTTCTTCCCCAAGGAGGCGAATCATAGTAATTGGGCCAACATTAGCTTTTAGATAGGCTAATGCAGCATATGATGCATAAGTTGGGCCAGTTAAATTTCCTTCCCTCCATACATCTCCACCTGCGCCGCCGCCTGCGACGGGATTACCAAAAACCTGAATAAATTCCGATGGAGACTCTACCCTGACTGGCCTCATAGACGGGCCCATGCGCGTTCTACCGATAATAACTGGGCCAACTGCCTGACGAATCGCAGGAAGTTGTGAATTGTCGACTTCACTCAGAAATATACCCGGTGAAACAAATTTAAATTTCTTAACTGACATCTAAATGATCTCCTTCTAATAACACAAATTAGATTACTTTATCACATTATAAATAGTTCTCGAAACCACGAAAGTCTCAACAATTATTTATTTGAGTCGCTCTTCTTTTTGAAAAATCCTGGCCGGCCGGTAGCTTCTGGAATAATGTACTCATATTCATCTGGGCCAGGTACTCCGTATTGCTCTCGGAGGGATTCTTTTTTCCTTGCTAGGGCCTCAGAAGTTTTGTCGAGAGCAATGAAAATCTTTTTCTCTGTCAACTTTGACCTGTAAAGAAATGCTCTTAGTTCATCATGTACCTTTCCTATATGATCATCAAGGTTCTTGGTTGCGGCTGCATCTCTCCACGGGATCTCGATAACATCAGGGAGCGGCTTCTCCTCCTCGACCTCTTCTTCGACCTCTTCTTCGATTTCCTCTTCAACTTCCTCTTCAACTTCCTCAATTTGAGGCGCCTCTTTTGAAAATAGTCCAATTAGCTTTTTGAACATGTTAGCTCCCTCCGTTCCAAAGTTAAATAGTATAAAAAAAAGGGCCCTCCCACAAAAAGTGAGAGGGCCAGATAATAAATTATAAACTTATGTATCTTTTAGTTTTGGTTAGCTAGATGCCAAGACAAAGGATTTTACTCCCAGGGCGACTATTCTATCACCCTCGTAGAGCGGTACATTAATATCGAAACCTTTGATATCGTCGTTTTCATCAAGGGACACTAGATAGTCGGCGTTGGGGCCAACGGAAAGGATTATACCATTGACAGTCACATAAATGAGCGATGACATCGGATCGAAGCCCAAATCGACGACATCAACTGTTATTCCACCCAGGAAATCACTTCCCAGCGTCGAGAAGACAACCGTCTGAAATTGATTGTCAAGGCTAACGAGGTCATCTTTGATATTGCTGATGTCGGTATCCACTTCGGACATGATTGTCGTAGAGCCCGTAGTCAAAGCCACAAGGTCGTCAGAAACGCCCTTAAGTGCGATGTCGAGTTTTTCATCCGCATCCGAGAAGGTTGTGGCCAAAGAGATATAGGCGCAATGCTCATATGGGACGTAGTCACCATCGGCAGATAAACCTATTTCACTCTGATGATGGTCGAACATAAGGTCCAAATCCATAATTGTGCTCGTAGAGCCAGACTTGAGTGCAACGATTGTGTCACTAAGCGCAGTATCACCGTCAGCGCGGGCCTCTTGCTCGGCTACCATTGCAGCGTCAGCGATATCTTTAGCGGCAATGATTTCAGCGTCGTGAGTGGCCTTTGCAGCAGCGATTGAATCGTCACGGGCGGACTCGTTTGCGGTGCGAGCAGCAAGAGCGAATGCTCTTTCAGCAGCATCACCGTCAGCGCGGGCCTCTTGCTCGGCTACCATTGCAGCGTCAGCGATAGCTTTAGCGGCAGCGCGTGATTGATCACGTTCCGTATTCAAAGCCTCATCACCAGCAGCAAAGTCAATTCTGATGTCTGCGTCTTCTGCGTCTAGGAGAAGCATTTTAGCGTCATATGCAGCTTCGTGAGCCGATAATTCACTGGTATGAGTTCCTAGAACCGAAATGATGCTATCTGACAAAGAGCCAGAGATTGATTGCATTTCTGTGACAATTTCTGTCAATGAATCGAGGGCCGCAGGATCCACATTCGAAAGAATATCGTCAATGCGGAGTCTCTCAACGAGGACAGCAGCGTCATTGGCAGACTCGTAAGAAGCGAGGTCTCCCACAACTTCATCGATATTGCCTTGAAGGACAGCTTCAGCAGCGGTTGCGCGAGTAACTTCGGAAGCGAGAGCAGCGTCGTTAGACACTTCATATGCAGCTTCTTTTGCTTCTTGGGTGTCAAGAGCGGCTTGAATTCCAGCTTCAGCGGCAAGAGCGCGAGCAGCTTCGGAAGCGAGAGCAGCGTCAGCGATAACTTTAGCGGCAACGATTTCAGCGTCGTGAACGACCTTGGCGTCAGAGATTTCAGTGCGGATTAAAGCACGGTCAGAGGTTGCTGCAACGAAAGATGCATCAGCGTCAACTTCGTTTTGATTAACGTCCGCTTGGAGAGTTGTGATAGTATCAACAATATCGCTATCAGCGTTCTCATAAGCTGCAATCAATTCAACCAACTGATCAAGATCAACGGACGAACCCGAAAGGAGCGCGTCGATGCGTTCTTTCTCCTCTTTTACAGCATTATTGAGCAACCTATCAGCGTCCTTAAGACTTACAGCGCCCGAGAGAAACATCAAATCTGGATTTGCCAAGTAGGTGCCGTCTTCTTCGAGGCCGGTTGCGGTTTCGTGTGTATTGAACATAATGTCCAAATCCATAATTGTGCTCGCAGAGCCAGACTTGAGTGCAACGATAACGTCCTCGATTTCAGTAATGTCGGCATCTAATTTTGCTTTGTTGACGATCATTTGGCCAACACCGTCTCCACGGAGGCCGTAATTGTCCACATCAAGGTCAACGCCCATATATTCAAGCGGAAGTCCTTGGACCTGAAGCGATCCCAAACCTGCTCCACCTGCGACCGCGAGGGTTGGAGTTGCGAATTCGCCGACAAGTTCTGCTTCATATTCATCGTGAGAAGGCATTCTCAATTGATCATGATGGATTCTTGTGCGGACGACAACTGGGCCGCCGGAAGGTACCTGGACATATTCGAATCCATCGGCCGAAGCATTAACCTTCATTTCAAGATAGTCGCTGCCAAGGTCGTTGAGATCAAGATAGTCAAGTTCATCTGATCCAACTGCAAGGGTTGCTTGGAATTGCTCCACATCAGAGGCGTCAAGAATAGCAAACTGAACAGCCTGACCATCAGGGTCTAGCATACCATCATCATATTGATCTTCCAACTGGAAGTACATTCCAGCAGTAATGCTATTAATGCCGGTCATTGTCCACTCTAACGGGACTTGCGTGCTGTCGTCATTGGCAAGGGCGCCTTCGAATAGAAGAGTTCCCTTTGAGTCATCTGACCAAACTTTCAGAACTTGTTCTGATGGCCAATCGTCTGACATTGAGACTCCTGGACCACTAATTTTAAATTTATAAGACATATTATTTTCTCCTTGGATTTCTCCATTGTTGTTATGTAGTTCTACGACCTCGTCGGCTGAAAGTGCTCGGTCGTAAATAAGCACTTTATCAATCTTACCTGGGAATCGGCCCCAGTCATATGAGTGACCGCCGATGCCGAACTTGTTGTACCAGTAGGCAGCTTCGCCACCTTCGGCTGGTGCATAGTGAGATCCCCAATAGTTCCAATATGGCTCGTGAGGGCCATTGACCACATCATCAGAGATATAACTTGTGTCTCCACCAGTCAAAACGCCTGACTCTTCAGCCACAAGCACACCATCCAAATATAGTTGAATAGTATCACCCACTCTTTTGGCGATGACGTGAACCCACTGATCCATTGGGAATTGTGGGCCGCGAAGATCGGCCGACTGTTCATCAGTTCCAGCGCCGGAAGTGAAGGACAGTTTTCCCGCGTGGTCTCCCCCTGTTGGAACATAAACAAAAAAGTTTCTTCCCATTACCGACCAATCGACGAAGAGGGGGGCTGAATCTCTTTCCATGCTAGCAAAGTCAACTGAGTCCAGATAGAAATATCCGGCGAGAGTAAAGTTTCCTCCACCAATAGGCGTCAATTGTAAGTGGTTACCATCGACACCAAGGTCAACAGCTTTTCCAGCTCCATCATGGCCGGCGACAAAAGTACCAGTCCAATCTTGGAAGTTCGGATCGCTAATGATCCCCGCATTTGGAAGGGGGCTTCCGTCCGAAACAATACCTATCAAAGTTGGGTCGTTTACTGCAAGGCCCTGTAAGGACACCTGAGTAACAATCCCGCCTCCGGAGACACTGTTTTCAAAGTTGTCTTCTAGACGAATATCGTATAGAAGTCCTACTTCCAATAGCGACTCGCTATAAAGCTCTTCTACTTCCGCATCTGTTGCCGCTTGGCTCCAAACACTAAGGTCCCATGCCCGTGATCCTTCCGGAAAGCTCCAGTTAAATTCAGCATGACCTCCAAAGTATAGGTTGTAATCAGCATCCAGGCCGGTGGAATCTCCACTCCACTCGCCATCGGAGTCCAAAACGCTTGTAAACGCTTTATTTCCGTTTAAGTACACATTTCGAATAGTTTTATTATTTAAACTATCATATTTCCTTGTAACCACGACATGAACAGGCGAGTCACCAAAAGGAAAGGATAAATCTGACACCTGTGGGTCAGCGGGAGGGGAATTTTGTCCAACACCTCCGTCCCCGTTTAGGTAAAAAAGTTTACCCTCTCCCCAGGCATTGCCTGTGGGAAGAATGTTTACAAAAAAGTTCTTATGATCAGCTGTCCATTCATTGAACAAGCCCGTACCAACTGTGATACTTTCATACTCTGCTTGAGTAATTTTAATCCAAGCCTCAATTGTAAAGTCGTCGCCCTTAATGCTGACACCTGTGTCAGCATCTGAAGTTATAAGTCCTGCCTGTGAATATATAAGTGCATTATTTAAATCAGACATTTGTTATCCTCCTAATTGTTGTTTTTTGTTTCATATTATCTTCTCCTTTATTGTTAAAAAAATAATATTGCCAAACAAAGAATACTTAATTTTCTTTTAGTTTGGCGTTGTTTTTGTTGAATTTTTATAACGTTTAATTCCTTCAAAAACGTCGACGGAAAGGCACATGCCTGTCCATCGGGTTGTATGTACTCAAGCGATACCCCAAAAGACAATAAAAGTTAATTTATTTTTAAAAAAAATAATCCCCGTAAGATTTCTTACGAGGATTTCGCTTTATGATCAATCTGGTTGATTTATTTAACTATCACGCCACAGATTATTTGATGCATACTTGATAATTTCATTGGCGGAGTCTTCATTGTAGCCATATTCTTCCATTAGGGTCTGCACCATTTCACTATATTTCTTTTGTTGTTTCTTGTCTCGCGACTTGGATTTCGTAACAATTCTTGAAATCTCTCGAACAGATGTCAACAATTTATTTTCAATCGCTTCCTTAAGGGGGCCATAAGAAGTCCAGTCGATCTTCTCTTTCTTTCTCAACTTGGAGAACATGTAGGCTGTGATATCCGCTCTGAAGTTTTCTCTTGCGGATCCAACGATTCCAATCTGCTCTTCGATTGAGGTCAAGAAACTTTCGTCTGCATTCATCTCTTCTTTGGTCGTTTTGTCTTTGACTTTCGTTCCGTTGACATAGGCCTCGGCGTGATCGAGGTAATTATCGAACAGAGACTCTGCCTGCTCTTGGTACGCTGAAACAAACGCTTTTGTTATTTCTTTTTCAAGGATTTTCAAATATTCGTCATGAAGCTCCTTCTGGAGGAATGAAAGATACTTTTCTCTTAGCTCCTCGACGACAACCTGCTCTTTGACTTGCTTGATCAGCGCATCCCTAATCGAAATTGGAGTTACCATATTGTTTTCAGAGTCGGCAAGGGCAGCGTCGATAGCCTTCATAATAAATCTGGTGGAGATCCCCGTCATTCCTTCGTCTCGAACCTCATCTCGCAAGTCATTGATATCAATTTTCTTAACATAACCCTTCTCAACGATATCTTGGCCATTATAAATCTTCATCTTGGTCATCGGATCGACCTTGTTTGATGTTTTGAGTCTGGACAGAACGGCAAACATGGCTGCAATTTCAAGTGTGTGTGGCGCGATGTGCGAATCAAAGTCGGATTCGTCTAGCATTTTCTTATAAATCTTCTGCTCTTCGTCAACCTCAAGACAGTAAGGAACGTTGACGCGAACGATTCTGTCTAAAATCGCCTCGTTGGTGTTCTCGGACTTAAACTTGTTCCACTCGGCTTCATTACAGTGGGCGAGGATAACACCATCAAAATAAATCATAGCTCCCTTTCCAGGACTGGGAACGGCTTTTTCCTGAGTTGCCGTAATCATCGTATGTAAGAACTCAATCTCGTTCTTGAAAACCTCGACAAATTCAACAATACCGCGATTTCCCACGTTAAACGCCCCGTTGAGGCTTAAGGCCCTCGGATCATCCTCTGGGTATAGGTCAAGCTTTGAAATGTCTTCTGACCCTATAAGAATGCTTGTATCCTGGGTATTTGCATCCATAGGGGGAACAACGCCAACTCCTCGGCGTCCTCTGACTGAGAAGGAAGTTTCTCTCACTGTGAATGACATATAATCTCCTTCCAGTTCTTCCAAAAGTTTGTGTCTACACACTGGACATAAGTCGCCCTCGATTTTAACTCCATAGAGATCTTTGAATTGTGCCCTTAAACCCCGTGGAATGAGGTGTAGGGGGTTTTCATTAATTGGGCACCCCTCAAGTGCATAAAGTGGGCCGGCCTCCTCCAGGGCCCGTTTAATGTGCTCTACGAGGGCTGATTTACCAGCACCTACCGGGCCGAGCAAGAGGAGGACCTGCTTGCTCTCTTCACCCTTCATGGCTGCGGAGTGTAGATATCTCATAATCTTCACCAGTGATCTTTCCATTCCAAAGAATTTGCTCTGGAAATAGTCATATGTCTTTAGTTCATCTCCATTAAAGAGATTATTGCACCGGGTATCCTCTTCGGACATTCTGGTAATGCCGTGTTTGATAATCGCTTCATATAGCCTCTTATGCGCCAAGATAGCGACACCGGGCTCACCCTCAAACAACTCCAGGAATTCAGAAAAAGTTCCGTGGAACTTCTCTCTCTTACTTCCTTTCTTGTGCTCTTCCGCTATCTTTAAAAATTTATTAGTTTTTGAATCAGTCATGTTAAAATTCCCAAGGTTCCCCTTCAATTATTGTTGTAAAACACACTTCGTCTTTCCACAAGGAACATATTTGTTCATATACTCGATTGGCATACGACAAATCAAGATCCCGCCCGTCGTGTTCGTGATTAATGTAGAGTGTGTTTGTTTTCTTGTCATAATCGCTAACATAAACAACTGGAATTCCTTTTAGTCCTGTATTTTTAATTAGATTGTTTCTAACGCTTTTCCACCCTTCTTCGTCAGAAATTTCAGAAATAGTGTAATTGCCTGTGGCGCCGTGATAGGAATAACTAAAAAGATTAAGTTCCCTACATAACTCCTCGGTGAGATATTTCCGTATAAACGATTCATCATTGTGTATCTGTCGAGACGCCTTGCATTCCTCAAAACCATATTTTTCTTCGATATCTTTGAAGAGCATGTATCCAAGGTGATAGGGATTTACTCTCCCCACGATTGGCCTCACAACTTGATTGTGGGTTTTCAAAAATGATAAATGATATTTGTCAGGCAAATCTAAATCTTTCATTATTTTCTCATGAATTGTGACAGCCCAGCCCTCATTCATAATTTTAGTTTGAGCTTGAGGCATAAAATAGAGAGATCTTTGTTCTACCATGCTCATTAGATCCTGTTCCCAATCCTCCAAATCTCTGGCGTTTTCTTTAATAAATTTGATTAAGTTGTAATCACGCTGGACTAGTCCACTTTGGACGTCTAGAAGACCTTTTGTTTTTTTGAAAAGAGCAGCCTTTGCTTCGGCCTCGGTTTTTCTTTTAATTCCTGGCGTTCTTGGCAATTGATATTGAATCGCATGACATGCGTCCAAGACGCGCTCCACTTTATCAATTCCGATACTTGGGTCCTCGATGTAAGCTTGAACTCTTTTGCCGGCGGACTTAAATCTAGAAATTATATTTGCTGGATCTGTTTCTTTGAACATTCTGTTATTTTTGAAGAAATCTGAGTGTCCCACACAGTGAGACATAGTCAACAAATGCGTGCTCATTGGATTTTCCAGCATCAAGTAGGCGATTGAGGGGTCTGAATTGATAATCATCTCATATGGGAGACCCTCCATCCCAAGATTGTATCTCGTTATGGTTCTCTCAAAGTTTTTTCCGAAGGACCAATGGCGATAATGAGTTGGGAGGCCGGTATAAGCCATGGCGCCGATCATTTCGTGATAGTTCAAAATTTCATACTCAATCGGAAACCAATCTAAATCATATTTTTCTTTTGCGATTTTGCAGATCTTATCATCCCACTCCTCAAGATCTTTTATTGTCCAATCTTTCATGGCTCTCCTCCGAATAATTTTCTAAACGATGGCCAAATATGTGACGGCTTTACAATTTTTATTTTTTTAAAGTTTTCATCGACCAACGGGTTCAATTTAAGCCACAATTTTGACGCCTCGCTAGTATTATAATTGAATGAGTTACTGAGAAGTTCTCCAAGTGCAGACTCCGGGTGAGCGAAAGGATCTATCTCGGCGTAACAAATCATTTGATTTACTTCCTTCAACTCTCTGAACAAGTCTATAACCTTCGAATCATCAAAAGAAAAATTATCTCCATCGCCAGAATAAAAAGTATAGATATTCCAACTGGAGGGGTGATACCTCTTAGATATGATTTCTTTTTCAAGCTCCAATGCTGTGGAAATAACGGTACCACCGCTAGTTGCTTTTTTGAAGAAGTCATCTTCCGTAACCTCTTTTGCGTCTGTAGAGTGAGAAATAAATACTACTTCTATATTATTGTATTTATAATTTAAAAACTGATAGAGGAGAAAGTAAAAGCTTCTAGCCATATATTTCTTATCTTTTCCCATGGATCCCGAGACGTCCATTAGGAAGAAGATAACGGCAGAGTTATTCTCCTCATACTTGAGTTTCATATGTTTATATTTTAAATCGTCTTTGTGAAAGGGGAATCTCTCTTCTCCTTCCTCTGAAAAAGTTCCTGCGGCGATGGCCATCTTCTTTCGACGAATCTTTCTTTTGATTGTTTCTTTTTTTGAGAGACGTGAGCGCATGCCCTGCTTTCTAAAGCCCGATCTTTTTAATTTCTTATGCTGGATGAATTTGAACTTTTTTCTTTCTAAATCTGGCAACTCTAAATCTTGGAAAAGATACTCGGCCAATTCTTCAAGGGTAATTTCTACTTCGTAATATTCTTCTCCAGGATCTTTCGAGGCTTTGCCTCCAGATGGTTGGCCCTTTTTCTGGGTTCGGCGTACAATTTGCCCTTTCTCAACCTTTTTATCTCCGGCAGAGCTAACTTTCTCATTCTTACTATTTTCGCCGTAAACAAGCTGATATTCTTTTATGCCTTTTACTGGTATTTTTACTTTTTTCTTTCCACTTTGGCCGATGATTGATTCATCCGCTACAACATCCTTAATTCCCTCGCGGAGAGCTTTATCAATTTTTTGCTTATGGCGCTTTCTATCAGCCGCTGATCTGTCTGCTATTGATTTATGTTCTCGAAAAATACTCATACCAAAGTCAAAGCCTCCAACAGCACCCTCTGACCGGGATTAATATCAAATGAACAAAAGAGTTCCCCACTTTGAATATAAAACTCTCCCGTAGTTGGGCTGTTGGTTAGCTTCTGTCTCATACCATCTTGATAGACGGCCGATCTGGCCTGTGATACCTTTTCCGAAACTCCGAGAAAATCATTTAAAGAAGTGCCGGCCGAAATAAGCGCGACGGCATCTTGTGTATAAATTATTCTCGCTATAGATTGTCCGAATACGTCTAGCGTCTCTTGTGGTGTACTCTCCAGGATTGCTGAAACAGTGTCTGAGGGTAATACCTCAAGATCTAAGAGGCCTTTGCGTGTTCGTATGCAAGTTGCCTCTATTTGAAAGAGGTGATCAATTTGGCCAAACAGTTGGCGCCCTTCTTTGAGGGTAATAATTTCGAAGAAAGAGGATCCGTATTGAACGTAGTCCCCCTCGCGAACATATAAATCCTGATCTTCAAACAACCTTCTCTCATGAAACCTAACTGTAATATTGTTTGATTTATCGAGTCCAAAGTTTTCCGTTGTTGTCTGGATCCCATCAAACTCAACCAGGGCATACACTCTGACTGGCGGGAGGAAACTCTTTTCGATTGCTTCGCCGTAAAGTGGGTGGAAATTTGTTCTTTCCATGGAAATGGGCAAATATGTTATCTGTTGGCCGATGACACGTTCGAGAAGTTCATCGTTGACTTGCTTTACTAAGTTCCTCTCACGCTCGCCTAAAAAAAGAGGCGGGGGAGGATTTGAAGGTCTGGTCCACTTATTTTCGTCATCGTCTGCCATTTATTTAATAATCCTTTTTGTCACCGAGCACGACCCTTTCTCTGGTGAATTTAAATTCTGCGGCGTTTTCCCTAATTGTTATTTTTGGCTGGTTGTCATTTCCTGCGGATCCTATCAGATATCCCAATACCTTTAAGTTGACAACAGTTTTAAAACTTCTCTCCTCTTCTCCCAAATTAGATAAATTATTTTCCAATGCGAAGTCGTTTTCTATAAAGCCCTCGAATTTATGGCCGTCTCGTGTCATAAAGAAATTATTAATTTGGCCAGTATATGTCATAAAGGGAGTAAAAATTTCATTCATCTGTTGCTGGTATTCTGTATTGATGGTTAATTTATAATTCGCAACAACATAAGTTGGAATTGGCATTGTTATAGTTTCGTAAACCACCTTTTTATTATTAAATGGCTGTGTTTGTTGCTTAAATCTTCTTTTTGATGTTGCATTCGCAAAGTTTGAAGTTTTTTCTTGCTGGATTCTCCTGGCCACAGTAATGGCTCCGCCTTTTGCATCATTCTGTCGTGGGATATGTGCCCAAGCAACCCCCTTCATGCTGGGATCTTTTATTAAGGAAGAACGCTCTATGCTAATTGCGGGAAGAGTAAAAACATTATCTTTATTTCTCAATTCTTTGTCATCTTTTACCTGGAAAGCTCTTTCTGGCATTGACCAAATGAGCGGAACTTTTCTCCAGCCCTCGTTCGTCGTGCAAAAGATATTTATTTCTTCATTGAGCCAATCAAAAAGAGCAAAATCTATGGTTTCTACCGTAGATGGCATCATCGTAATTTCTCTTAAGGGCTTCTTTTCCTTCGGAGACGATTCGTCCGGATAATAAGGCCTAAAACCACTATATTGCTCTTTTTTGCTGCTCATTTATTTATTCCTATCCCTGAAAAATTAGATTTGGAACGCGTTGCTGGATCTGCTCGACCGCCTCCGCCTTTTCAGAGTCTTGTTTTGTCACCTCTACATAGGTAAGTTGATCCAGAATCTCCTTCAATTCTGTCCTTAATGCCTCTTGTTCTGCCTGAGCTTGAGATAGGAGCGCGTCCGCATTCAAATTGACCGATTCTCCTGGAATTGGTATTGTTTGGAATTTTCCGCGAATTTGACCAAGTGTTTCTTTTGAGAGCGCTAGTGCGAATCGTCGAATCCACTGTTTGCCAATTGCGTTAATATTTTCATATGGAATATTATCAAACGGGATAGTATTCATGTTGTTTATCCCATCCACCCCGTCTTTATAGTCTGGGGGGTTATCCCAACTGTTTGGTATGACAGAGAACTCAACCCACATAAATCTATAGGTACTCAAAAGGTCCGGTTGTGGAAAGATTCTTAATTTATTATTCTTCAATTCGAAAGAATAGTGGGACAATCTTGTCCATAGATGATCCTCAAAGGCCTTTGCTTGAAGCTTATTGTGCCAAGACGGAATCAATTCAAAAGATGAATCATCTGTATATTGTCCATAATAATTCATATTTCCAACGACGTTGAGTCCTCCAAAGTATCCGAAGAATCTCCACATGGCATTGGGAGTCTTAAAGAAAACTTTCTTGACTATAACTCTTTTATCTTGAACGACGCCATCGAACTCAACTGGATCTCCATTCGGGCCAACACCTGTTGCCGATGATCCTGAAATAATAGCTTGCAAGTCATAATCTTGCTTGCCCTCTTCCAATTTGAAGGAGGCCGAATAAATGGGAATAGTTCCCCCGACATTTGCCTCGAAAGAGAAACCGTCCGAAACCCTTCTTGCGTATTCGAACATGACGCGAGGGAATTTTAAATTTACGCCTTCTGGGCCAGTAACAATATTCCCGTCCTGATCGAAAGTTCCGGTTGCTTGGCCGAGAACATCTGAAAGCATATTTTTTGATTGGTGAAGATTCACCAGATAACTGTATTCAAGGACAGCCTCTTCATAGTTTGCATAGACATTGCTTGCTTTCAACTCAATGTCTAAAACATCCCCTCCAAGCTTCTTATATGTATAAGCAACCTGATCGGCTGCACCAGAAAGAAAAGAGTCGGACGAATCATAAATTCCAAGAGGCAGTGTTGCCGCAACGTTTGCGACGGTGCCGGTTGGGGGCAAAATTGATTTGCTCATTTGACTCTTGGGTGATAATGTAGGCAACGCCATTTTTGTGGGCCCTCCTGCTTTAATTAGTTTCTACATAAACAAACCCCCCTCCGAAAAACGGAAAGGGGGCATTTATCTACAACAAGTAGAAGAATCTAATTTTTAGACTAGATCTTGAACGATAACGAGACCGTACATATCCGGACGAACCATCTTCTTCGCATAGCGAGTCATGACGCCTTTACGCGGCACGAAGTCCTCGGTACCGAAAATGGTAGGAGTCATCTGGAGAGGCACATACGGTGCGTATACATATCCGCTTTCGAGGAAAGAAGAACCTTTACGTCCTGCGAGAACAACGTTCCGTGGGAAGTAAGGATCGACGTAAACGTCAAACTTCTTGCTCAAAGAGCCGACTTTAACAGCACCAACCTGACCACGATCATCATCGTGAGTCACGGAACCTCTAAATCCAGCGGTGAACTCAAGAAGGTTTGCAACTTCAGGTGAACACACGATGAAGTTAGCGCCGCCTCTAAGGGTCTTGCGGTGAATTTGAGCCGAGACATCATTGATGGTCTCAATCAAGGTTTCGTACCATTCAGATACGTTACCGGTGAAGTCTGGGAAGCCAACTGAAGGATCGAGTCCTTGACCAGTTGCGCGATTGACGAACTTACCAGGAAGTCGCGACCAATGAAGGGTTTCGGCGGTTGAGCCTTTAACCAAATCTTCCAAGATTTCTTGGTCGATCTCAAGAGCAATGTGCTCGGACAGAATTGAGGTCAATTCGACTTCGGCATCCAGGTTGTGGTATGCGTTCAAGTCTTGAGCCAATTCTGGCGTCCACTTAGCCTTGAGCTTCTTGGTTTTCGCGGTGACAGCCACAGAGTCGACCTTGATGTCGATTTCTGGGATTGCTGCTTGGTTTTCAAGTCCCCAAGTATTGTTACCAATAACAGAGCCAAGTGCCCCACCTTCCTCGAAGTTATCGTCGATAATGAAAGATGCGTCATCATTTGCAACCATCGTTCCCGAAAGAGCAAAAGCGTCGGTGCCATCAGCACAGACAAGCAAAATGTTTCCAGCAGTAGTTGGGTCATCACGAGTCAAACGACGAACCTGAGTTGTGTCGACCGTGCCGCCGGTATCAAGAGTAATAGTGATATAATCCTTGATGTTGAACTGATTGTCGGGAGCAAAAGTTGACAGCGGAATCGAAATAACAGCACAAGCTGTACCAGAAGCAATATCTGCGTCAAAACGAACCAAGCCATCACCAAGAGCGATAAGGCCTGCGTCTCCCGTCCAATCACCAGGAACACCAGCACCAACAGTACCAGAAGCCATCGCAAGGCCAGTAAGGGTGAGGCCACCATTAACAGTACCAGTCGGACTTGAATAGCCGTTGTTCAAAGCATAATAGCTTTGTTCAGCGAGGTCGCCAGCAAGTGAAACACCGCCAGTGATCTGCTGACCAACAACTCCACCACCATATACGGAAGTTTCCTCTACGGTATCCAAGCGATCGCGATCATAAGTGAAGTCGAGGAAGAAAATGAGTCCCGATGGGAGGCTCATAGGTTGGACCGAAACGAGGTCGTTTGCGATCAGTCCGCCGAATACTCGTCGGACAATAGGGAATGCGACAGAAGAAAAACCTTCAACATCGCCGCCATGCATAGAGCTGGCCTCACGAAGTAGTTCCTTTGCTTGGTTTTCAAGCAATGAAGCCATTCCGTGCTTGGCACGTTCACCGTTAAGTCCCTCAAGAAGACCGGTCTTTTCCCACTTGGAGAGAAGAGCAGCACCTTCTTTGGAGAGGTCACGACGAACAATACCTTCAGTAAGTTTGTTTAGAATAGACATGATTTTTAAAAATCTCCTTTATTATGTGTCTTAATACCAGCTAGAATCTGCATCCTGTCCGTAACCGGAGAGGAAACTGCTCTAGCTTCTCTTCTAGGTAAAGTGGCAGAGGGTCTTTCGATGGTCTCGCGGAGTGATTGTGGATGCGCTTTACCTGTTACACTTCCCACAGCGCTTTTTAGAGTTTCGAATATTACCTTTGCTTCCTCAATTGAACTTGATAGGGACAGTGCTTCGACAATTTTAGATTTTTGTCGCTCATTCAGGGAGTTGTCTGTCAATACCTTGTTCGTGTAAACCAATCTCGCGTTTGAGAGATTGACTTTATTGAAATTTTCTTTTAAGATCTGGAGAGCTTCCAACATTTTGGCGTTTTTCGCCTTAAGTCCCTTGTTGGACTCTGAAAGTCTTTCTCCAGCCTGTGTCAATGCTTTTACTTGCGCCAACGCTTCCGTTCCGGAGCGTCTGGCCAGTGCTAGTTCTGTTTTATAATTCATAATGTCTTCTGGGGTTCCTGCCCAGCCGCTTTTTTGCGGTACAATATCGACGACCAGTTCTTCGATGAGTTCGTCAAGATCTTCAATATCAAGTTCTAGTTCTTCTTCCAGGGCGACTTCAACAGAGGCCGCTGCAATCTCTTGTTCTCCCGCTCCGACCGGATGTGGAAGCTGGTCTCCCATAGGGTCCCCACCCTCTGCACTCTCTTCGGCGTCTGTCAACTGTTCTGCCATAGCCTTAAGGTCCTTAAAATCAATGACGATTTCTTGTTCGTCGAGGGCTGCATCTGATGCGGCTGCAAGTGGGATACTGTCTTCCAGATTGGAAGAGGCGAGTGGATCTTCCTCTGGGGACGGGGTGAGTTCATCGTCCTGTTCCAACAGAGACTCTACGGCCTCCCTAATATCTGTGGAATATTTATCCAAAATTGCTGATTCTGCGTTTTTAACTGCCGCCTCTCTGAGGGCCGTGGCGTCGATAATTGCTTGCTCTAGTAATGAAGACATGAAAGCTTTCCCTTATAAATTAACTCACAAATAAATAGTCTTTCAAAAGAGGAAATGACCACTTTATTTAACGTGCCTCTAATCTGTAAGGCCGGCGCCGGTCAAGGCAAACATTTCTTCGGGCTCTATTCCGGTAAGGTCGGCGACCAACTCAAAAGATCCGTCCGTGCCGGGTGTCTCAAGCGAGATAAAGATTTCTTTGCACTTTTGATTGAAGGTTACGTTGTCGCCCTTATTCTCAAGAGTAAAAAAGTGATGTCCGCCGATTACATTTCCAGATCCAGTAGAATTAAAATGAACTCTAATTCCGATAGTCCCGGAAGTGTTGGAAACAAGGACGTTTTTTGTTACTTGCGGGAATTCAACCTTAAATTCATCATCGGTTACAACTCCGCCTGTCAAGTATGGTGTTCCACCAACTTGATAGGATCCCACATTTTGTAAGCCTGCTCTATAATATGCCATTTGTATAAAAACTCCTATTATTCGTATTATAATTAGTTTTCAAGTTTTATAAACCTCGATTATCTTTTATTTTTTCCTCTTCTGCGAGTTTTTTGATAACTTTATCGCGTCTTTTGCGCGCTTTTCGCTTTTTATCGGAAGGTTTCTCGTACCTCAAGGTTTCTCTGTAAGTTTCTAAAACTTTATATTTTTTTACCTTTTTCATAAATCTCTTAATCATTCTCATCGGATTATCGTTTCGACCTCTTGGCCTGATCGATACATTCACTGGGTGTTTTGACATTTTATCTCCATTATAACTCTAAATAGGGCTGGGCTGCTAAAATTGCTGATGCTTCGTCGGGTGCTGCCAAAACAGCATCAATATAAGTTTTCGCAAAAGCCCTTTCTGTAAATACCGCCGTAGATATTGCCAACATAATCGCAGATAGATCGGAACTATCGACAATATCATAAGTTTCTCTTTCGTCGTTTGTTGTTACCTCAAACGGATAAGAAACCAGACCTCTCGAATCAAGGCTTGATAATTTTGACCAGTTGTCTTGGCTTTCCACAGAACAGGAAAAATAATTCCCACTAGACGCGGGGTATTCTGCCAACACATATCCATTATCAAATCTATAGGATCTTTGTTCTTTTATCTGCGATATTATTCCATTTTGTTTAGTTTCTAGGCTCATTTATCTTCTCCATTTTACTCTAACCCAAACCTGTGCCTTTTTTGCCTTGTCATTGGCGACATAGAGGCCCAATTTGTCTCCTTCTGAAATATTTTCGTCTAGAGTAAGGGAGGAGCCATATGTCGTATTCGAGGGAGAATTTAGTGTTGCTATTTCGGCTCCATTGTTTCGAACCTCAAAATCTGGGCTATCGGAACTATCATCTCTCGTATACCCCACACCTATTACTGTTCCGTCGAAAGGGATCCCATAGCCACGATCATCGCTCAATGCCAGCGAGCCCATCATATCCAAATATTGATCCTCTTTGTCTCCCTTTTCACCAAAGATTATGACGCACGTTTCCACAGACAGCCACTTTGAGCGAGTGTCATCGTATATCATCAACATTCCTATAGTTGTATCATAATAAGTATCTCCGCCGGCTGGAGTGGGTGACGATGGTGACGAAGACTGGGCGCCGTAATTCCGCAGACCGGAGTCGGCGAGCGTATCGCCGGCTGTTCCATCCCACACAACAACCCCCCTGTCAACTGAACTTCCGGGGCCCGATATTCCCCCACCAGAGCCATCAGCGGCTGCTGTTAGTCTGCCTTGGGCGTCAACAGTAATATTAGCCGAAGTATACGAGCCGGCGACGACAGCTGTGGTAGATAAGCTGGGGTTTGGATATGTTCCCGTAAGATCGCCACCTGCGCTTCCGTTTGGTGGGCGACTATCTGAAGAATCGTCCAAGGTTGCATCCGTGATTGCCGTATTTAGCTCGGCCAAAGTTCCGGCGCCAAGGTTTCCAACGTCTGTTGCGTGAGGATTTGCTGTGTCTGATGGATGCGAGCCAATAGTTGCTGCTACTGTTCCACCAACGG